AATCCAGATGCAATTGTTAGCGTTAGAAGCATAGACGAAGAATTTTTTTTTGAAAAACGTTGACGTGAAATGAAATAATTAAAGATATTGCGAAAATTATAACTTTCTAAACCAGAAATTAAAAAAACAAAAGGATAACAATGAACGATGCACAAAAACAGCGCTTTTGGGAACTACAATCCAAGAAGTCACATACTGCAAGTCAAAGAGACGAGCTTGCTGCCCTTGAGGCGCTTGCTGTAAAGTCAGGACTTGACCTTGAAACCCTAAAGCCATCAGTAGAGCAATCTAGCCTGACTGAAAACGAACTTATTGAGATTGTAAAGTCTGCAGTTGAAGATCAAGTTTTTGGTTTGCGTGAAGAAATTATTGACGAAGTTAAGAAAGCAGCTGGAGCTGAACAAATCGAAGAGATTGTTAAAAAGCATGCTCCTGAAGTAAACTTTGAAGAACTGGTTGAAAAATTTGAAAAAGCTAACAGCAGAAAAGAAGAAAATGAAGCTCTTGTAGAGTCTCTTAAATCTGTATTTTCTGAATTCCGTGGAGAGTCCAAAATGAATCATCAAGTACAAGAGGAAGCCCCTCTTATCGAAATGCCCTATGGCGACTCAAAGGAAAATCTTACTGTTGCTCAAAAGCAGTTACATAACTTGCTTATGGGTAAAAATCAAGATCAAGACATTCCTGAGTCATCTTTAAAAATTGCCCAAGATCGTGGTAATAGCCGTTTGTCACGCATTGAGCAAAAAGCTCTAGCGACACAAGGTGGCCCAACTGGAACTTCTGGTAGTGGAGCTGGTATTGAATTGACTCGTGTTAATGTTGATCTTTCAAGTCAATTGCAAGAATTGCTTTATGCAGAATCTGCCTTGGCTAATCGTATGATTGGATCAGAAATCAACATGCCGACCAATCCATTCAAGTTACCAGTTGTAAGTTCTCGTCCTGATTTCAAATTGCAAAACGAAGGTGCTAACACTTTTGGTTCTGTGCAAAACAATCCTCAAGACATTACTACTTCTAATGTTACCCTTGATACTTTCAAGCTTGTCGGAATTTCCGAGTACTCCTATGAAGTTGATGAAGACAGTATTCTTGCAATTCTCCCAATCATCACTAACCAATTAGCTTCTGGTGCTGCAGCATCTTTTGAAAATGCTATCATCAATGGTGATAGCGCTGGTACTCACCGAGACAGTGGTGTTAGTGGAAATAGCGCAGCAAAAGCATGTGATGGACTTCGGAAACTTGCCGCAACAGGCGGACTTGAGCAAAATATTGGTTCAGCAATTTCTTCTGAAGGAATTGGAGCAATGCGTTCTAAATTGGGAGTTTATGGTTTAAATCCAAACGATCTCGCAATTATTGTTAATATTGCTGACTACAATACTCTGCTCATGCAAGACGAAGTTGCTTATGCAAACACATTTGGTCAAGATTTAGCAACTTTGAGAACTGGTACTCTTCCGAAAATCTTTGGAATTGATATTGTTCCATCGGCTCAAATGCCTGCAGGAGCAGTAGATGACACTGGTATTGTAAGCGCTACCGCAGGGAATAACACTAAGAGCGTAGCTGCACTTTTACATGTACCTTCGTTTACTGTTGGTGTAAGGCGTGGATTTACTGTAGAAACTGACAAGAACATGATTACTCAAGTTAATCAAGTTATTGCTTCTTTCCGCAGAGACTTCAAAGCTATAGGAGCCCCAAGTAGTGCTAACTTCTCTACTGTTGTAACTGGTATCGATATATCTTAATAACAGGATTTAACCTTAAACAAAAATGCGCAGTCTTGACAACAGGGCTGCGCATTTTTTATATCTATATATATTATGAGATTAGTTAAAGATACACAGAGCAAGAACTCAAAGTTATTTGAAATATCAGAGCATGAATATTTATTTAGAAAAAGAATGTCTCGTGAAAAAAATATAGAGTTTTCCCTAGTTCAGTATTGCGATCTTCCTAAGAAAAAAAATAAGCCTACGAAAGTATATCATAAGTTAAATAAAATTGAGTGGGATAGTGTTTTTTTGCTTTCAGTGTTAATTACATTTAAAAAAGCTAAATTAAATAATCTTTGCAGAGAATTTATATATCAGCTATCATTAAAAGATGACAAGAAGTGGAAATGGAAGGGTAAGCAAAAGCTAGTTAAATACATACTAGAATTAGCTTATCAAGCAGGATACACAAACGGACAAACTGTATACCATAATAGCATTAATAAGGAGAGCAAAGAAGATGAACAAAATACAAGCAAGAAAATTGATAAGCCAAAGCAACCAAGAGGAAGAAAAAAAACAAAAGTTCCTAAAGAAGATTGATGAATTTGCTGGGCCAGATATTGTAAATGTAGATTCAATAATTATAGAATTTAACAAAACTAAGTCTTCTCAAAAAAAATCAAAGTTTGAAAAGATTAGAAAAAATAAAAAAGTAGATATTGACTCACTTGATATTGCTTAATTCATGCCTTTATACAATCCATACTGCACTACTGCAGATGTAACTACGCATACAAAAAACTCAGACGTTGGTACAAATTTATTAGAAAGAGTTGTAAACCAAGCTTCTAGGTTTATTGAAGATTACACAAAAAGATTGTACCATTACTATGATTATAGTGCGGTTGGATACGCTGTACCGAGTTATGATTATCTAATGGGTTCTATGATTTATCTTCCGTTTCCAATTTTAACCATAAATAAAATTACTTTAGACGGAAACGATGTAGACTTAACTCAATGTGAGTATGCAACTAAACCTTCTCACTATAAAATGAGGAGCGAGATTAGAATAGGTGAGGTGGCTTCTACGGATTTCTTGGGTCAATCTGTAAAATACAACCAAGGTAAAGTAGTTGTTTTTGGAGACTTTGGATATACAGCTCTATCCCAAACTGACGTACCTGACGACTTAGATTTTCCTCCAGGCATAAGAAGAGCTGCTACTTTAATTGCTAGTGTATTTTCAGAGCAAAAAAGAGTGGAGGAATTAGCCCTGGATGGAACTAGAACATCAATCGCAGAATATACTATTCCAAAAGAAGTTTATGACATATTAAATATGCACAAGCGTAAGGCATTAGTATAATGTCATTTTCAATAAAAATAAGACCAGCTTCAATTGCTACGTTTAAGAAGTTAAAAAACAAAAATTTAAATAGATTTGCTGAAACCGCAACAAAGCTTGCTTCAAGTGCAGCCAAAAAAAGCCTCGAACGGAATACACCAAAAAGATTTACAGGCAAGTTAAGATCATCATATGCAATTAGGAAAACTAAAAGTGGTCACAAGGTAGTTATTTTAGGTAAAAGAAATCAACAAGCTTTTGCTTCTCTCAACAGTGGCAGAAAAACAGTAACTCCTAAAAAGAAGAGCAAGCTTTATATACCAGTAAGCAAAAAGGGTTATAATGCAGCAGTTAGAAAATCATATTCTAAGAGTTTAAAATATGGAACAGATTTTGTGTATGCGCAAAAATCTAAATCTGTAAAAGGGAAAAAGATTAGCGGAAAAGCAATTAAAGCAGGAAAAGAAAGATTCAAGAAAAGAATTAATCTTATGGCTAAACAGATTTTCTTATAATAAAATAAGATATGTCATCGATTTATAACAGTGCTTTTGTTTTGCTTACTCGCAGACTTAAAAATCACTGTAGCGAAGGAGGTATATTGCATCCGTGTTCATATAAGAACCAGCCTAGGTTTGAAGCTGAAGGATTAGATCAGTTACCAAACATATCTTTTTTAAGTATAGATATTGAAGAGGATGTTATGCCAGTACTTGGAGATGCAAACTCAATCCCATTGACATGCATACAGGATGCCAGATTTCTATTATCTTTTAATAAAGAATATTCAACGCATAGCGAAGATGGTGAAAGCTTTTTAGGATTAATGGATTGGATTCCCAGATTTCATGATGCCATAGAATTAAATGAAAATTTGTTATTAGACACACATCTAAGCCAAAGCGTAATAGAACCATTATTGGTTTCTGTAGAAGGCACTGAAATACAAGAGGTAAGTTGGACTATAGAATTTTCTGTAAAACTTAAAATTAAACCATACAATAGAGGTACAAGAAGGACTGGAACTGTCATTTCTGGAGAAGCCTTTCCTGGCACTTTTCCTCTTGTTCTATCTTAAAATTAGTTACAAATTTGAAATATGATTACCTTTGAAGATAAAGATCCAGGAGATTTGTTTACTGCTGCTGATTGCAATGAACTCAAAGAAGGGATAAATACAAATACCAATAATGCTACATCTCTTAGCTCGGAGTTATCAAACCTTACAAGCTTAGTTGAAGGTGTTCAAGGTCAGGTAGATACAAAATCATCGCAGGTTAGTCTCTCTGATTTAGATCTAGAACTTGATCAATTACGTGCGGAAGTAGATGGATTGACTGGAGGGACTGATTTATCGGGGTTTTCTACGAAAGTAAGCTTGGGTCTTTTAGATACAAGAGTTGAGACACTTGAAAATAATACAGGCACTGGTTTTTCAGAAAGTGAATTAGAGACTTATTTAAATGGCAATTTAGCTACTGCAATCATTCCAGATACTGATCAAGCTTATGACCTAGGGTCTGCTGAAAAAAAACTAAGGCATTTATATTTATCACAAAATTCACTCTTTATAGGTGACGATACATACGGATCTACTTGGTTTGCAAACAGAGCCTCAAGTAGTGATGTGGAAGAAGTAAATACCAATAAAGGTTCTATTACAGATTTTAATACTGCATTTAATGGGGTATCAACTGCGAATGCTAGAATTTTAAGTACTTATAAAAAAGAAGATTTGCCGCAAGCAGCAATGGCAGGCGCAAGGACTGTCGTTGAAGACGGCGGTATTGATGGATCAGCAGTGGGTGCATTTTTTCATAAAGGTATATGGAGAAGAGATGCAGATAATTCAGTAATTTCTGATCAGGTAATTGATGTGTATTTGCTTGCAGGGCAATCAAACGCACATGGGCATGCAGATGTATCAGCGTTAGATGACTCATTAAAATATCAACAAGGTTTATTCTACACCTCCTGGCATCACGAAACATCAAATGCTTCTAGCCCTCAATATTATTCAGGTTGGTCTAGTGTTGCTGAAGCAGGGTTCACTAGAGGAGATGATGGAACTCATCATTTAGGTGGATCAGAACACTTCGGGCCAGAGTTAGGTTTTTTGCATCAAGCAAAACAAATAGATTTAGCTAATGGTCGCCCAATAGGGATACTTAAACATGCCATAGGTGCATCGCAATTAATAGACGATCCAAATGACCCTAATTCAGCCATTTTTTCAGATTGGGACATAACGGCAACTGGAGAAAAGCGAGGTGATGCACTTAGAGCTTTTAAATTAGCCATACAAGACGGATTGCAAAAGCTTACAGCAGCCAACTATACATATAGGATTGCTGGTTTAATTTGGTGGCAAGGCGAGTCAGGGTCATCAGTTTCAGGACTAACTGATTTAATCGAACATATTAGAGACTGGTTAGATACAAATTACACTTTGGATATCGCAAAAGATATTTTTCCTGTAACAATTACAAAGATTGGATATGGTACAGATTTAACTCCAGTCGCCCAACAAGATGCCCACATTGAAATAGTAGATGCAGGTGCATTCGGACATAGTGCTTCACAAAACCATGTAGGTAGAGCGGCTGAAGGAAGTTCGGATACTAATAGTAATGGCGTGAACGATATGTTCGAAATTGGTAAAGCATATGCAGACGCAATGGTATATGCGATCCCAGGAAGAAATTGGACACCAGATTTAGTACAAAGTAAAATACACGCATGGCATGATATGTCAGATCCGAATTTAATAACGGAAAAAACAGGTGGTTATGTACAAACAATTATAGACAAATCAAATAACAGTTTTGATTTAACAGTAGAATCTAGTAGCACTGTAACTGCGATTCATAATGGTCAAAATAATTTAGATTTTCTTAGGTTTGATAGCGGTGACCATACTGCAGGAAGACTTATGTTTGTAACTGATAATTACATGAAAATGTTTTTAATAGTAAAGCCAACTTCTGGAAATACAAATTCCTCCCTGCTTACTTGGCAAGGAGGCGCTCAATTATTATTGTTTCATGGCGCGCCAGACAATGTTGTGCGAGGTAGATGGTGGACTTCAAATTATAGTACAGATGTAAATGATAATAGATTAAATAAATGGACTTTATTTACGCTAGAAATAGATAAGACCAATGGAACTATAACTACAGGAGCAAACGGACTAAATTTTGCCGAAAATGTAAGTATTCCATCTTTGAATAATTTTACTGGAACAAGTTTTTCTTTAAATGCGTATGGAACACAAGCTAAAGCTGATGCGGATTGGGGCGAAATTATTATCCTTAATAACCCAAATTCAGAAGAAAGCTTAAAGACGGAAGGATACCTTGCTCATAAATGGGGTATTGCAAACGAATTAGATGCAAATCATTCTTATAAACAATCGGCGCCATGAGTTTTGAAGTAGGACAAGAAATAAGGTTTTTAGTAGATAGATCATTTGCGGATGGCTCTATAGCTTATTCAGGCACAGTAGTAGAAATTACTAGTTACTCAGAAGGTGATCTAAATTTTCAAATACAGTTTAGTGGATCACATAGAAATATCTCGGTAAGTGCATTAGGAACAATATTTGAGTTTGTAACTGGTGACTCAGAACTTGCTCAAATTGGATTAGCATTAAGGCAAGAGCTTGATCTTTATACTACAAAAGTAGAGTTTGAAAACTTAAAGAACTCGCAAACAATAGTACCATATACACATTCAAATTTACCAGCTACTGCTGATAATTATACATTTGCATTTGATACAACTAATCAAAGGTTAGTGTATTTTAATAATTACGGATGGTATAATGTCGGAGATGACAGTGTGGCAAAATATACTTCATATGATATTGTAGTAATGTCAGGTCAATCCAACATGGGAGGAAATGGAAATCCTGGTGACCTAAATGGAGAAACTGGAGTTAGTGGAGAAGACTTAGGAAGAACGCAGGAGCAAGTTATTTACTTAACAGTACACGATACGGCAAGTGACATGACGACCACACTAGACCATAGAGGCGCTCAGTTTGTAGCTGGAGATAAATCAACTAGTGCTTCTAGCAATCATGGACTAGATATTTCTTTTTCCGATAGTTACTATCATCAATCGGAACGACCATTAGTAATAATTAAATATTATATAGACGGAGATAATATTTCGAGCTGGGATAAATCACAAAGTAATGCAGTACTCCAAAATGGCACGCAAAATGGATGGGATGGATTAACTGCAGCAATAGATAATGCAACGGCAGACTTGCAGTCGCAAAATAAGAATTATTCATTTAGGGGCTTTGTGTGGTGGCAAGGAGAGTCAGACCCAGATAACTCTAATTATGCAACATTATTTAACACTTTTCGTAGTAACCTTGAGCAGTATATAAGTACAGCCGACTTACCAACTGTAATTGTTCAGCCTCAAAACATGCAAGATGATCTAGCTATTTTGCATGGGCAAATTGACATTATTGCTCAAGACGAACACATCAAGCAGGTTTATACAAGTGATATCACTGATTTAACTGACGGACAAGTTCACTGGACATCTGCGGGTCATGTAGTAATTGGTAATAGAGTAGCTATTTTATTATATAATTTAATAGAAGGTAATACTGGGTGGACTCCATCTGAATTAGGCAACTATGTTGGAGCTTGGGTTGATGCATCAGATACGGACGATGCGAGCAAAGTAGTGCAGTCAAATAATTTTATATCGGAAGCAAAAAACTTAGGTAGTGCTTCTGTTTCTTTAGTTCAAGGAGATGCATCTAAACAACCAGAGAGATTAGTAAATGCCCAAAATGGATTAGATGTAATACATTTTAAAAGAGATAGTGATAAACTAACTAACTCAAATGTCTTTATACCTTCTGGATCTACTGCAGGAGATTTTTATTTATTTGCTGTTTTAGCTTACCATAGATTCCCAACAATTAATGACGGTGGAGCAAATGGACAACTTTTTGCAGGAAATTCTTTTTATGCTCATGCGCCTTTGAATAATAATACAGCATCTATATACTTCAATACTGTCTTAGGTGGAACACAAGACACATTTGTTACACATAGTGCCATTACTGATGCGGAATTTAATATTATGGAGTTTTCAAGATCTGCATCAGAGGCAACTGCAGGAAGTACTTCATTAAAGAGAATTTTTAAAAATGGCAGTATAGAAGCTACAAAAAATGCAACCACAGAAGGAGCAAATTTCTTAGGTGGTGATTTGACTTGGTCAAATAATACACAACATTACTTAGGAGAATTAATTATAGTTACTTCTAATTTATCAAATGATAACAGACAAAAGATCGAAGGTTATCTCGCTCACAAATGGGGATTAACTGAAAAACTTGATAGTAGTCATCCATATAAAGTAAATTTACCACAATGAAGTATTATGTATTAGATACAAAGGAAGAATCTGACGAATGCAGAAAGTATTGCCTAGAAGCATTTTTGAGTAACAAGTCTGGAGATGCTTATCTTGAGAAGACAACTCAATGGTCAGATGAAAAGAAAAGGCTTACGGATGAAAAATACATAGTTCCTGTTTGCCCACAGCTTGGAACATTTGGCTATGCAGTAGAAAACGCACACGCTGACTGGTTTCCTGAAGAAGAAGAAACAGTAATAGAATAAATTTTTTCAATATTATTGACAAACAATGTATTTAAGAACGAACATTATTAATAATTAACCAATTGTAAAGTTATGGCATACGACAAAACACTTAAAGTTACAGAAATTTTCCCTACTGCATCATTCGATAATTCGTCTGCAGGGGCAGAGTTTTATAAGATTCCTTTAACAGATTTAGCTGGAGGAGGTCTAGAGTTAGCAGAAGCAAATGCAGATGATGGAAGAAAGTTTTCCCTTGCGGTACTTAAAGCAGTATCCTTGAAGCAAACAGAAATTCTTAATGATTACTCTGCATCACAGGCAAACTCTAATTATGCCGAGGGAGCTAGTTACGAAATTGGTGACAAAGTAATTTTTAATAATATTGAATTTGAAGCTATTAGCGCTGTAACAAATGCCCCTGCTGTGCTTACCCCTGCCGACTGGCAAGAAAACAATGTAAAGCAACCTGTAGACAACTTTACTGTGTCCCAGGGAAATCCTTCCATAGTTAGTAATACTAATGGAGCAGAGCTAAATCAAAGCTTTACAACATCAATTAGGTATACAAATACATTCGATATTAAAAACGAATCTTAACAAACGGAGGGATAAAATGACAGTAGAAGTAGTAGGGAATGATTTTGACACAGGGGATTGGGGAGACGGAGGAAGCACTACCGCAGCAGAGGGAATTAACGCTAAAGCAATCAGTTCTGTATCCGTACAAAACACAACAGAAACCGCAGAAGGTAGAAACACTAATGGTGAAATTGTTGCATTGGCATTCTTTAATAAAGGAGTTGAAGTAAGCGTTGAAGGAATTGGTGGAGACACACTTGTAGAGGCAGGTGAGGAGAAACTTGTCTCTGACTTCAGTGATATAAACACAGGTATTTCTAAAATTTTCGTAACAGAATCAAGCGTGTCTATGTCTCAAGGAGACTGGAAAAAAGTTTCTGTGAAATTAGTAGGTTACGAGAATATAACTTAAAAAAAGTTTTTTCATATCAAAAAATCAAAAGTACCCTTTTTATAAGGGTATTTTTGTTTACATATAAAAACAATTCATTCATTACTTATTGTAAATGAGTTCAGGTTTTTATTTATTACAAACGATCAGCATAGATATAGCTTGTTTATTAAGACTGTTCGGCTTTACGTGCGTATCCGCTAATAAGATATACGAGTACGATAAAAAGAATGCATACACAAAATTTTTTTTTAAAGGAGAGTCAGATTTAAATGCAAATCTCGATGGACAAGCTGTAATCATTTACGCACAATCAATTTTAGATAAAAAGAAAAACGACCAGTTTAAAAAAGCAGAAAAAAAGCTGGACGATGAGACTAAAATTCAAATAAAATCTTGCTTAAATTTTATAAGAGTATACGAATGCCTAGATGACAGACTGCGCAATAGTACTTATCTAGAAGTACATATAAAGAGGCAGGGGAAAATGTGGAAAATCCCAAATATAGGAGAAGATTGGGAAAAATTTAAGAAAAAATTTAATATATCAGGTATAAAAAGTCACAAAGATCATGAAAAAGAAATTATTTGAAGAGATTGACGAAAATAATGTTGCCGATGTGCAACCTACAGAAAGAGATAACTCTATAAATGAAAGGGACTCAGGACTAAGAGACAATATTATCGATGGGTGGACATCTTTTAAACACCTAAAAATAAGACCTGTAACTTTATCAACTCTTGCATTACTAGAGCAAGTAGGCTCATCTTTAGTTACTGGAAATGTTAATGCAGATCATGTGACAGATGCTTTGGTATTTCTATGGATACAATCTGGAGATAGGAGTGATGTTATTAAAGCATGCTCAAATAAGAATATTGCGCTGATACAAGAAAAAGCTTTTGAGCTAGGAGACGAATTAGAAATTGGAGAGATAGAGCAAGTTGTAGAAGTTGTGTCAGAAATTATGCAGGCTTCAGGAAAAACAAAAGTAATTCCAATTCCTAAAGACGAGGAAGATAACGAAGGAGACGACCTAAAAAACAAATAGAGCCACCGTACTTAACTGCCCTACTAGGCATGGTAGGCAAAGTATGCGGAGAAAAGGCTCAAAATATATTTTGGGAAATGCCATTAATAGAAGTATATGCATGGGAGCATTATGCATATAGGGTGAACGGAATTGACGTATACTCTGTTGTAAAAGAGAATAATCTTACTCCTCTCTATGACTAATGGCTAAAGAAAAAGTAGTATTCGATGGTGTATTTAATACAGCAAAAATAACTGCTGGATTACGTAAAATTGATTCAGACCTTAGTCGAATACAAGCTCCACTAAATAAGCTATACAATGGTTATAGTGTTGGTGCCAAAAAAGCTATTCCCTTAACAGATCGACTTGCTCGATCAATGAGAAGCCTAAAGCAACCAATGCGAGATGTGTCGGTTCGCGCAAATCGTATTGTTACAGCAATGGCTGGTGTAGGAACTACAATTGTTTTATTTAGGACTGCGGCTCATTCTGTTGTAAGGTTTTCCAAGGCAATGGGAGAAGTTGCGGCAATAACTAATGCCAATACAAGAGCCTTAAGCATGATGACAAGAGAGGCTCAAGATTTGGGAGCCACTACTATGTTTACCGCCTCCCAAGCGGCTGAAGGTCTAAAGTTTTTATCTATGGCTGGCTTAAATGCAGCAGAAGCAACAAAGTCATTAAAAGCCACATTAAATTTAGCGCAAGCTGGAGCTATAGACCTAGGCACTGCAGCTGATATATCTACAAATATTCTTACCGCATTTAGGTTAGAGGCAGAAGATTTAGCAGATGTTGTAGACGATATAGCAACAGTAGCGTCTAGAAGTAACACCAGTATTGTTCAGTTAGGCGATGCCATGAAATATGTTTCTGCATCTGCATCTGCATTTGGTATAAGCATGCAAGAAACCAGTGCAGCCATTGGTGTACTATCAGATGCAGGCATGCAAGCGTCACTAGCTGGTACTGGACTAAGGCAAGTATTTATAAGAATCACAGGACAGTCAGCAGCAATGGTTAAGGGAATGAAAGCCCTTGGCATTACATTTAAAGAGATTGATCCTTCTGTTAATTCGCTTACAGATATTTTAGATAGGTTTGCCAGGACAAATGTATCAGCGTCTGAAGTTACAAGTATGTTTGGAGCAAGAGCAGCAAATGCTTTCCAAATTATGTTACAAGGCAGGGATAAAATTAAATCTCTATCAGCAGAGCAAGCAAATAATACAGGCAGGGCTCAACAAATGGCTGATGTAATGGGCAATACTTTATTCGGTCAGTTAAAGAAGGTGCAATCTGCTTACGAGGCACTGTTCATTACAATGTTTGAATCTCAGTCGGTTGCTACTGGAACAAAAAATGCACTGGAAGTACTTGCTGGGGTTTTGCAAAATATAGCAGGAACAGGGCCTATATTTAAGGATTCAGGATTAGAAGGATGGGGAGGAGAGTTAGACGAAACTTACGAGAAAGTTCAGACGCTCATAGAAGCCTTTACTAGCCTAGTAGATGTTGCAATTGCTGTAGGATCAGCATGGGGTGCATTAAAGCTCGCATCAGCATTAAGTGCATTAATGAAATTTGTTCCAACAGTTGAACTAATAAGTAAATCATTTGATAAAATGAACGCAAAGGTAACTTATGCGTTCATGAAAATGCGAGCACAATTAAATGCAACAAGCGGAGGATTTTCTAAATTAATTTTAAAAATAAAGTTACTAGGTACTGGAGCAGTAAAAAATATTTCTAAATTAAATCTTTCTATTAAGCGCCTTTCAGGGTCAATGTCGGTAGCAAAAATCCAAGCGACTGGTTTAATGACTAGATTGAATTTTTCTGCCATAATACCTACAGTTGTAATGACTGCAAAAAGTATGGTGACCTTAAGCACTGCAATGAAAATAACAACAGCTTCTATGGTAGCGGCCAAGGTAGCGGCACTTGGCTTAAGAGCGGCACTGCAGGGTATTTTAGCAGTAGTAGGAACTATCTTAGTCCCATTACTTGTATTATATGCTGCAATTGAAGGATTAATGTGGATATGGAATAAATTTATAGCAGAAGGAGAGTCAGAATCAGAAAAACTAGCAAAATCCATAAGGCAAATAAAAGATGAAGTTGACGCTCTTCAAGCAACGCTAGGTAAAGCAGAATTTCAAATAGGAGTAGAAAGAGATCAATTTGGACAAGTATCCAAGAAGAGCGATGAAGTAGACCCAATAACAGGCAAAAGAAAGCCAATTAAACTAGATGCAATAGAGAGCGACAGTGATCTCATACAAGTACTTAATCAAATAGATGAAGAATTACTTAAAGCAGAAGCCACCGCAAAAAGAGCAACGGAACAGCTCTATAAATTAATTGAAATGGATGGAGACCCAGAAAAGATTGCAGAGCTAAAGGACGAAATAAAGCAAACAGTAAAATTAATTAAAGATCTTGGCAAAAACAGAAAAGAAGCACTAGATCTAGGCCCTGATATTATCAAGCAAGTTCAAGCCACGAAATTATTTGAAAAGGCAATTAAGGGTCTTAATGATAGATTGACACAAAGTAATCGAATATCCGAAGAGCTTACAGACACAGGAGTTGGTGAATTTATAGCCCAGTTAAAGCAAGTGGAAGCCGCGCAAAGAGATTTAGAGGAACTTAATACCATAGACCTCTCAAAGCTTAAAGATGAGCTTGCAATAGATTTTTCAAATATTACAGAAAATAAGTTTACAGAGATTGAAATAGCATTAAAAAATGGAACTCAAACCAAACAGCAAGTTACTGAGCTTCAGGATATCCTGCTTAGATTAAGAGAGTCTGGAGCATTAAATATTCCTATAAATATATATACAAAAGATGGGCTTGTTACTGCGGTTGAAAAACTTACTGAGTTTAAAGAAAAGTGGGATAACTTAGAGTTGCAAAAAAAACTGCAACTATTGGTAGAAAGAAAACAAGAAGAACAAGCTAGTGGTAAATCCACTTCTTCGACAGAGATACAAATAGAAGCCGTTCAAAACAAACTTTCTATGCTTGCTGACGCTTTTGATTTAGCGTCCGCAAAAATTGCATTTGCTACTGCAGGAAAAACAGGGAAAACGATTGAAGGAGTTTCCTTAGAATCTGATGGTCAAAGACAAGTATCAGGCAGATCAATAGGTAGTGAAAAAGTTGCTGGCTTTTCAGGATCAGGGGAAATATTTGATGCACAGGCAGCGAATAAATATATTAAAGATTTAACTGCTTTGTATGACGCTAGAAAAAAAGCGAAACTCGAAGATATACAAAAGAATATAAACAACACAAACAACGACACAGATAAGGAGAGACTTAAAGGTCAGCTAAGTGGTGCATCTGGATTTGATGGGGCAGTTGGATCAGATCAAAGCGTAAGAGAAACTACTCGCTTAATTACTGATCTACAGAAAATATTCACAGGAACAGGATTCTTTCAAAAAGGCGCAGGCAAAGAAGCATTAGATCTAGCTAGCGGAGGACAGCTTCAAAACTTAAAGCCAAACCAACTTGTAGCTTTAGAAACAAAACTTATGCAAGCCGCAGGCTCGGAGGTTAATAGGCAAGAAGCTCAAGTAACAAAAGGGCAAGTTGCTGAAAAACTACGTGTAAATACTGATGATAGAATAAGGCAGACACAAGCTCAAGATATAGCTAGTCAAATAGAAAAAGCATTAAAAAAGAGAGCTGATATAAAAAGCACGGAAAGAGATAATCAAACAGACCCAATCCAAGAAAAAATTAATGCAAACTTACAAGCACAAGCGCAGACTTCAATAGCTGGAGCAGGCATAAGCGTAAATGACACGAAAGGGCAGAAGGCCAATCGTCAGCAAATGCAGGATCTGAAAAATGAAGAATCTATACTTAAAGCAGCACTATCTAGTATAGCCGCAGAGGCCGAAGGTGAAGGAGAAGGTTTATCAAAAGCATTAAAAGGACTTACAGACAAAATTAAAGCCGAGCTTGATAATATAGCAGAGTTACCAGAATCAGCAAAAGCCCAAAAGGAAAAAGAGATACAGGATAAGTTTACAAAGGAAGGTATAGCAACTGTAGAAAAAGAAGGAGACAAATCCGCAGACAAGCAAGAGACTAAAGATTTAAGCAAACTAGCTGCAAATCAAGCAAAGCAACAAAAACAAAAGATGAAAGAAGCTGCCAGCGAACGAAAGAGCAATGCAAATATTGCCTTTAGTAAAGCCAGTCAGTTAGGTAACGATAAAACAGAAGGTGAAGTAGCAGTTTCATCATTAGCTGCCATTGGTGGAGGCGGAGGAGTTGGCCCTGATAAAAAAGAGCAAACGCAGATAGATTTACAAAGAGAAGCAAATGCCACGTTAAAACAAATGCTTAAATTTTTAGCTAACCCTACAGGCTTTGATGATAAAGACGAAGCAAGAAAGGCAATTGTCAAGGGAGCAACAGAAAAAGAGTTAAACACTCTTAACGAAGGAATGGCTAACATCAAAGAAAGAGCAGGCAAAGAAAGAGCAAAGGGTGACAAAGCAGACCCCAAAGTACTTGAAGGGTTAAGAGCGGAAGCCCAAGGATTAGTAGATGCCCTTGGCACCAAAGTTAAAGAGAGAGAAATAAAACCTGTAAAAATGCCTGCAGGTAAAGCTGAAAACCCAGCTGAAATAAAAGATAGAGTAGAAAAAGCAAAAGGAAAAACACCTGCAGGGAATCAAGCACAATTAGCTGGCACACCAACAGCAGGCGGAAAAGGATTTGCTCCAAATTTAAAACAAGATTTTACTACAGCTTTAGTGGAAACTAATCAGATTCTTAAGAGAATTGAAAAAGGAATGAATAAGCCCAATAGTGGAAATCAAGGCACCGACTTAATTTCGGTAACAAACGGAGAGTACGCGTAATGAACGAGTTTAAAGGAGATTCTGATGAGTGGATAAATAGTGGATATACTCTCGTTTATGATTGGCAATTAGATGGCTTAACTGAAGCAACAATAACCCAATCATACATGGGTAAATATAGCGATTCACGCTTAGATGAAGTACAGAATTCAGTAGGTAGTAACTTTAATCACAATGATGTCGTAAGCTCGTCTACATTGAAATGTGTGGAAGCAAGTGGAAGTATTAATGGCGTTATAGCACAAAGAACACTTGTGTACAAAGGTATACCCGAAACTAGCACTGGAGAAACTACAATCAAAGCTTCTCTCTCCAAGGAACCAATAGAGACGCACCCTAATTTTGAAGAGTTTGCAGGAACACCAGATGCACCAGTTAATAACGCAGTTTTTAATGACGACAAGACATTCTCTCACTTTAAATCCGTAGAAGAAGATTGCCCTTTAACAAAAACTGGACAGACGAAATTCGGTGTAAAATATTACTTAGAACCAACTTTAACAGTTGAGCAAACTAAATACAAATCTTCCGAAACCTATAGTAAGCCTGAAACAGGAAAAATAGAAGACCCAGAAAAGATAAACTGCTATGGTTCTACAAGAACGATAAGGTTAAAAAATAGAGATTTTTTAGTCACTGGGGAAACTGCATCACCTTTTGGGAAAGGCATAAAATGCACTAAAACATTTTTAGCAAGTGGTTATAATTCAAAATGGAATGATGAAATATACGAGTCATGATAGATGAAGTTTTCTCCAAGGATATACATTACAACCATAGACCGAAATATAATTTACCGCTGGCTGTTAAGTTTTACGGGTTAAGTAATTTTAATTTTTCTCTTAATAGAATTATAGACAATAAAGAGATTAAATTCCAAGGAGTGTCTGCATATAAAGCAGATATTGAAAACGAAATATACATTCTTTATGTAAAAGCATTTCAAAGCTGGGTATTGTTTTTCGGAAATATAGAAAAAGCGTCAAAAATATTTAGTCAGTCAAAACTTCATGCAATATCAGGAAGCTACTTCCCTGAAATTATTGCAAAAGAAAACAAAAATTTTTATTTGCAAGATTACTATATAAACCCTTCAGATACTCCAATTGGAAAATGGTATGCTCCAGGACGGATACCATTAGTATTACAGCACGAAAAACCTTTCTTGATTGCGAAAGAAAGTAAAGATAACTCAATCAAAGAATATGTAGATTCTGCAGAAATATCAATATTTTCAGATGATGTTATTAGGATTT